TCGCAATTCGTGAACGCGCAATGGTCGGATTACTCCGGCTCTTTCGCGCAGCCCTCGGTTCAACAGGGCGCCTTCAACGCGGAATTCAATCTGAAACTGCTGGTTTCCCCGGTGCCGTTCCTCGGCATGGAGGGTGCCGTGCAGCAGGACTACGCAATCATCCCCCTGATCGAAGCGCGCATGAACGATGCGACCAACGTGATGATGGATTCGATGGCAACGGCCCTCTACACCAACACCGCGAATAACCAGCAGTTCATTGGCCTGCCTGCCGCCGTTGATGATGGCACTGGCACGGCGACCTACGGCAATATCAACCGTTCTACGAACACCTGGTGGAAGTCAAAGCAGTATGCCGCTGGCTCGGTCAACCCGACTCGTCAGAACGTGCTGCAATACATCAGCGGCACCGTGAAAAATGGCGCTGAAGTTCCGACCTTCGGTGTGTGCGGCTTCGGCACCTGGACGCTGCTGGCTCAAGACTATGTGGGCCAAGAGCAATACATGATTACCCCCGGCTCCGGCTTTGACGGTGATGCTAACGGCCCGCAGGCGGCTTTCCGCGCCCTGATGGTTGCCGGTGTGCCGATCTACCCCGATCCGTATTGCCCGGAAGGAACCCTCTACCTGCTGAATACGAACTATCTGTCCATGTATATCCATGAGCAGGCTTCGTTCGCGTTCACTGGCTTTGAGTCCACCCTGCCGAACTTCCAAATTGGTTATGTTGGTGCCGTGCTGATGATTGCTGAACTTGTCAACACGAAACCGAAGGCCATGACGAAAGTTACCGGCTATAACTCTCTGAGCCTGTAAGGAGAAACAAACATGGCACTTGCTACCAACAAGATCATTGTTGCTGGTGCGGCTACCAACACTGCTGGCGCTTACTTCCAGACCGTCACCGTAACGGCTGTGGATTCTGGTAACGGCACTGTGGTTCCGGCTGGCATTTATGTGATGTTTCCTTCGACCAACGTGACTGTGCTGGCTAACAACGGTAGCTCCAACGCGACCGTGATGGCGGCCAACACTGGCGGCGTGGTTATCTCTGACGGCGTGAACGTCTATGTGAAGAACAGCAGCGGTAACGCAAACGTGACTTTGCTGGACATCAACGGCGGTCAGGCTGCTGGCGAAACTTACGCCTAAGGAGGGGTCATGGACGCAAATGCAGTAGGACGTTCATACCCGGATGAGTTTGGCAATGTTCGCCTGGCGCACGCTACTGGCGTAAGCCTAGCTGCAACTGGCGACGTTGCTACGCTTGTTCCTCAGGCGGCCACGAAATACATTGTCCGTCGAGTTACCCTGTCAAACTACAGCGGCGCGGCGTCTAACGCTAATGTTGCGCTGTTCCCTGCTGCGGGCGGCACCGGCACTGCCGTTGCCAACGCGCAAGTGACTTCGGGTGCCACGGCGAACACCAGTTTCGTTGACCTAACCCTGAGCGCCGCTGGTAATACTACGGTGCTGACTGCTCAACCGCTGTATCTGCGGCTGGTGGCAAACACCAATGCAGTTACCTGCGACGTTTCTGTTTATGGGGATATTGTCACGCTATGACCATTTATGTTCGCAACAACAGCCAGGATTCAGTTTCTGACAGCTTTGATGGGGTCAAATATGACTTCATTCCCGGCAAGGAAATTGAACTGCCTGAAGATGCTGCGAAACATATTTTTGGTTATGGCGATGACAATAAAGAACCCTACTTGGTAAGGCTCGGATGGATGAAGATGAGCAATGAGTTTAAATTAGGCATGGATAAACTCGGCAAGTTTTCATTTTCAAAAGAGCCTTCCAAGCCAGTCCACTTGTCAGCCCCTGTGGTGGAGCGAGTAGCCGCCCCTATGCCCAAAGCAAAGGGTGCGGCGAAAGTTTCAGCAATAAATGAGTAAACATGCCTCAGACTCTATCGGGTTACATCACGCAGACCCGTCGTTTATTGCATGATGTCAATGCAAACTTCTGGACTGACGCTGAGTTAACTGACTATATCAACGACGGTAGGAACACCCTAGTTCGTGACACCGGGTGTAACCGCGTTTTGCAAAGTCATACGGCGCCCTCTAGCGTCGAAACCATCAGCTTTACTGCGCTTCCTCAAGGCGATAAGACTATTGACGTAATCAACGTCAATTTGTATTGGGGCAATTCTAGAGTGCCTCTGTATTACCTGGCTTGGACTGACTTCAACGCACAACTGCGTTATTGGCAGAACTACACCGGCAGGCCGATTGCATACTCCATGTATGGCCCGAAACAGCTTTATATTGGCCCTGCGCCAGACCAAAGCTACGTGATGGAATTTGACACAGTAGTGGAGGTCGACCCGATGGCAAGCGGAGCGGACGTTGAAACATTGCCAGCGCCGTTTACAGAGGCCATCCCGTTCTTTGCGGCTTACATGGCAAAGTATCAGGAGCAGTCCTACGGCGAGGCCGAGATATTTGACCAACAATATAACAAGCATGTGCGCGAGATTTTGGGTGGCACGTTTACCCGCAGACTCCCTACACCTTATGTGGCGGGGTATTAAATGGCTGCGGTTGAGCAAAAAAAGAACTACGCCGTTGTAAAAGACTTCAAGGGCGTAAATACCAAGAACAATCGCACCGTTATCGAGAATGGCGAGTTTTCATGGATTGAAAACGCCATGCCTATTGGCTACGGCAACATCAAGATATTGAATGCCGCAAGCCAGATTGCCAATGTCGCGTTTGCAAATACCGTGACATACATGACCAGTGTGAACATAAATAACACTGAGTATGTATTGGCATTTCAAGATAATGGTGCGGCGCAGTATGTCAACATCTCTAGTGGCGCTGTAGGTAATATCGCCAGCGCAAATACGTTCTCAAACACTGGCGTAATGGCTACGCAGTGGAAGAATGAGCGTGCTTTGATTATTGATCCCAATAACGGATATAAGTCATGGGATGGCACTGACCTACATGATATTGGCAGCATTAACGCTGTAACCATCAACAATGGTGGAACTGGTTATGATGCCAATACAACAGTTTCATTTGGCGCTCCTAACCAGGCCAACGGTATTCAGGCAACTGGCGAGGTTGTAGTTACATCAAATTCGGTGGCGGAAATTGTAATCACAGAGGCTGGAACAGGATATACAACCGCCCCTACTGTCACGATTACAGGCGCAGGCGCAAATGCCAATGTCACTTGCGCGATTCTTAATCAAAGCGGTATTGACGTTGCCACGTTTTCAGGGCGCTCGTGGGTCGCCGATGGCAGGACGGTTTTTTATTCTGCGACCGATACGTTCAATGATTTTTACAACGTATCGGCAGGATTTTTGACCATTACAGACTCGACGCTCAGAACCGACATTATCAGGATTCTGTCGGCTAATAACTTTTTGTATGTGTTTGGAGAAGATTCTATCAACGTGTTTTCTGATGTTAGGGTTGACCCTAACACTGGAACCTCGTTGTTTACCAACACAAACGTATCCGCTTCTGTTGGCACCAAGCTGAACCACGCGATATTCGCTTATTTCCGATCAATTCTGTTTATGAACGAATATGGTGTATATGCGCTGGTAGGTTCTACGACCACAAAAATCAGCGACCCCCTTGACGGCATATTCCCGTTAATAGACTTCAACACTGAGGTAACTGGCGGACAATGCCTGATAAATAACATTCTGAGCGCTGTATGGAATTTTAAATACAACGATAACGGCACAGATGAATGGATACAAGCCGTATTTTTTGAACGTAAGTGGTTTTTCTCAAAGCAACTGACCAATGGCTTTTATCTAACAAACGCATTCGATGACAACATCCTGAATGCGTATGCTACCACTGGCACTGATCTGCACCGTTTTTATTACGACGACACCACTGGTGTAGATATTATTTTGGAAACGGCGCTGATGCCGATGGGCGATCCTATTAGGGATAAGCAGGCTCTGAAGATTGGCATTGAGGCAACGCTTGGTAATGTGCCTATTCAGATGACGGCCTTCGTTGATTCTGAGGCGTCGCAATCCCCTGCCATTACATTTACCAATGCTACGCAGTGGATTAACAACAGCCTGGTTCCGATTAACTGGATTAACAACAGTTCAAACGTGGTTATTTGGACAAGTACTATCAATCCTGGCGCTGGTTATTACCTGTATCGTTCAGATGCAAAGATGTATGGCAAATATCTCGGCATGACGATTACTGCAAATGCCACGCCATTTACCATTAGCGGATTGCAATACGAACACGAATTGAGAGCGAGGTTTTAATCATGGCCCTCCCTGTAGTTATTCCTAATACCTTTGCGAATGCCAACGCAAGCATTCCGCTGAGTCAGCTTGACAACAACTTCAGCACTGTAGCTGTTGCCATCAATGGCATGGCAAATGGCGCAGAAGCATTGGCCAACGTAAACATTACTGGCGGCTCGATTGCAAACGCAAGTCTGTCCAACGTATCCTTTAGCGGTAATGTCACATTTAACGTAGCTAATGTAACGACTCTTGATGCGACTAACGTAGAAGTCACGAATATTAAGGCCAAGGATGGCACCGCCTCAGCGACTATTGCCGATAGCACTGGTGTAATGACGATTGCATCATCCGTCCTAACTACCGCCGACATTAACGGCGGCTCGATAGACGGGACAACAATAGGCGCAACGACCCCTGCTGCTGGTGCGTTTACTTCTGTTACTTCAACCAGCGCATCCGGCATACTAACTCGCGCTGCTGCAACTCAAGACGGTGTTGAGTTAGTAGGTGGGGCTGGTGGAACTACATCGCTAAAAGTTACGTTCACGCCAACTACTCTCACCGCGAGTCGAACTCTGACTCTGCCAGATGCGTCGGGAACAATTCTTCAATCCGGAACCGCCGTAACTGTTGCTCAAGGCGGAACTGGAATTACATCTGGTACGTCTGGCGGTGTTGCATATTTCTCCAGCACATCCGCGATTGCTAGTTCTGCGGCACTTGCTGCAAATGCCCTCGTTATTGGTGGCGGAGCAGGTGCGGCACCATCCACAACCACTACAGGAACGGGTGTTCTGACCGCGCTTGGCGTAAATACTGGTTCTGCTGGCGCATTTGTTGTCAACGGCGGCGATCTTGGCACTCCTTCCGCTGGAACTTTAACGAATGTAAGTGGATTGCCATTGTCTACAGGCGTTACTGGAACGCTTGCTGTTGGGAATGGCGGTACAGGACAGACTACCTACACTGATGGCCAACTGCTGATCGGCAACACCAGCGGCAACACACTAACTAAAGCTACATTGACCGCTGGATCAGGAATATCAATTACAAATGGAAATGGATCAATTACTATCGCAAGCACTGGCGGAGGAGGAGCCGTAACTTCCGTTAGCGGAACAGGCACCGTCAATGGCATCACCCTCACCGGCACAGTAACTTCGTCTGGAAGCTTGACGTTGGGCGGCACTTTGTCTGGGGTGAACCTCACTACTCAGGTTACGGGCGCGCTGCCTGTCGCCAACGGTGGCACCGGAGCTACTACGCTCACCGCAAACAACGTCCTTCTCGGCAATGGTACCTCCGCCTTGCAAGTTGTAGCTCCGAGCACCAGCGGAAATGTACTCTCATCTAACGGCACCACTTGGGCTTCTTCGGCACTAACCGCAACACAAGTATCAAACGCATACGCCGGTCTTACTGCTGGTGCTGTTGGAACCGTTGCCATGTTAAAGCTTATGACAAGCCCTTCTGTTTCTTTTGGAAATACCGAGTCAGGCGCAAATTTGCAACCGGCTAGCGCCGGCGGCACAAGTGCTGGCAGTGTTAGTGGTACTTGGAGGTGTTTGGGCTTTGCAGAAGCAAGCGCTAAATCACCTGATGACCGAGTAACTTTATGGATTAGAACTGTCTAAGGAAAAAGTATGGACAATATAATTATTGAGAGTGTTGTCAACCCGCGTTACGCAAGGTCTGATGGTAGCGTTATTGATTGCGTAGTGAAATTTGGGCACCTTCCAGCCCCAGTGTCATTTGGGGCGACTCCATTTGACCCTGAGCCTTACGGCGTTCAAATCTACGATGATTGCATAGCTGGTAGATACGGCCCTGTTGCTCCATATGATCCTCCAATCATCCCGGTTGTCGAGGTAGGTGGGTAATGGGCTACCCGATAAATAAAATCAGTTTGGTATCAAATGTATGGGTAAAGCAGATGGTGTTTGAAAACGCTGGCGATGTAAATTCTGGTCACGATCATTTGTTCGATCACCAGACTCTTCTTGCGTACGGAGAGGTTGAGGTTACTGTCAACGGAAAGAGCAAATCTTTTGTGGCTCCAACGATCATATATATTAGAGCAGGCCAGCTTCACGAAATAAAAGCGACTAAAGCAGGTACGGTTTGCTACTGCATTCATCCTATTAGAGATGGTGAACGTGTTGAAGATATTATTGATCCTGCCGATATTCCGGACGGAGTAAGTATGCAACAAGGTCTAGTTGTTGGCGTTAAAGCGATGGAGTATTTCAAACAACCGCATGAATTAGTTTAAATACTTTATCATAGCAAAAACCGCATCAACTCGACGATTTATTCACGCTGGCTAAATCGCTCCAAACAATGACGCCTGAACTTCAAAAATACTACGAAAACCGCTTTTCTATGATGGCTACGGAGGGGTGGAAAGATTTTTTAGACAAATAAAGAGATGATATGAACGTAACCGCATTCACTAAATTAGGCAATACGGTTGCATTTACGGCAAACGTAGCGGCGCCTACGCCTGTTCAAGCTGTTTCT